CCGATGGCGTCCATCCAACTGCTCAACCGGTTCCACCGTAATCCTGTCAGAGTTTACGCCACTGCTCGATGTCATTCCGGTAGGCATCGAGGTGCAGGCGGACAAGGTTTTCAATCAGTCCGGATGCGCTCATGCCCTTCCCTCCGAGGTAGCGGACAACCCTGTCCAGCTCGTCACGCACCGTCTCACTGACGAACACAGGCTTGCGGTTAATAATCTTGGGAACTTGCAGATAGGTGGTACGGTACTCCTCCAAGGACAGCCTGCGCTGTTTGCTGCTGATGCGCTTCTGCGGCATTGCCGCTTCCCCGGTCGCCACTCCTGAAGGTTCATCTGTCATAGGTGTTTCTGCTTCTTCCGTGACGGTCTTGCCGGACTGTTCAGGCTCCTCCGGTTCCAGACCGATACTCCTGTAGAAGTCGTCTATCGACTTGGAGGTGTAGGGTTCCCTGCGCCCCATTTTTTCCACGATTTCACGAGCTTGATGCTCTGTAATGTTTGGTTCTTTTTTCATTGTGGGTACAAATTAATTAAGTTATTGAATGTGGTCTTGGTCTATACCTTGACCGATTATCGGGAGCGAAGTAAGGTGCTTTAATGCAGTCAGTCAAGTACTTGGATTTGCTTAGGCATTTTTGTACGGTTTTGCTTTATGGTGACTGACAAATCGGTGCGGACTTAACCGATTTGCCGGATATGAATAGCTGAAGGTACAAAGGTACGATTGGGGATAATTTTAAATTAAGCCCTTATTTTGGCTATGGCTTCTTTATAAGACATGGGAATTAAAGGCTGAACGTAAATCGTATTCCACCGACTTGCCTACAGATAACCGGAAAGCAGTACCCCGGACAATGACTACCATATCGGCGCAACACGCTGCCACTTTTTGAAAATCCATTGCATGACAGCGGATAATGTATTTCTTTGTGGCAAAAGAAACTGTAACAATTAAAAGAAGGAGAATATGGAAATCGTATCAATTGAAAGAAAAACCTTTGAGGCAATGGTCGCCAAGTTCGACCGTTTCGTCAGCCGTATGGATGCCATCTGCCATCGGCACGGGGAAAAGACAATGAGCGAATGGATGGATAATCAGGACGTGTGCCGTATGCTCAACATCAGCCCTCGCACGTTACAGACGCTTCGGGATAACGGCACGCTGGCTTATTCACAGATAAACCACAAAACGTATTACCGTCCCGAAGACGTGGAACTCATTGTCTCCGTTGTGGAGGATAGAAGAAAGGAAGCGAAGTTCAAAGGAAAGACTATATGAACTAAATATAATGACAATACCCACTAAATCCAGAGTAATATGAATGAGTTGATTAACAAGGACAACAAGTGGATAATCCACTTTATGGGCAGTCTTGACCGACTGCTTGATAATGTAGAGCACCTGACCGCCAATTACCGCCCGACATTGGGCGGTGAGCGTTTCTTCACTGACAAGGAGGTGTCGGCACGGCTGAAGGTGAGCCGCCGGACACTTCAGGACTACCGCAATGAAGGGCGTATCGCCTATATCCAGTTGGGCGGTAAAATCCTCTACCGTGAATCCGACATTGAAAAGATGCTGAATGACGGCTACCGCTCCGCCTACCGACAAAGGATAACTTGATTTTTCTTGAAGGAGCGCAGTTTGCCGTATGCCCTGTATTGCGGCAGCAATAGACTTCCGACAAAAAGAAAAAAGGAACGGCTTACAGACGAAGCGCAGTATTGACACTTCATCCGTAAGCCGTTCCTTTTCTGCTCTTATATAATACCCATCAGTTGCTTGTTTTTCGTTGTCGGATACCTTTCAAGCGTGTGGCAACGGAAACAAGTGGCTGACGGGATGAACCTCAACTATTCCATCGGTTATTACTCCTGCCACAGGAAACAAACAACGTAACAGGCGTTTCTCTTTTGGTGGTGCTGATTTCATTTATTACAAACCGTCTGAACAAAGCACTTTCTTTACTGCATATCCTGAATGCAATGGCTATAACCATTTCAAGGTTGTAAACGTCATAACTGATACCATTCGGTTGTCTGACATATCGCATCGTATCGGCTTCATTCAGTTCATTGTTCTTATAGATTGCCCGTATCGTCTTGCGGACATCGTACGAGAACACCCCGAACAGGTCGGCAATCTCAAATTGCATCATCCATACGGGTGCGGTCGGCATAGTGACTGCACCCGTTTCACTGATTGTTATTATACCTATACTCATAATCCCTTTATTTTATGATGATTATCTGCTATTTCTTATTTTCGCCAGCCGATATTTCCTTTCTTCGTTCCATCAGTTTGTCCATATCTTTGGAAATTTTATCATCGGTTATCCGTGCATATCCCTGTGTCGTTCTAATATTGGAGTGTCCCATCATCTTGGCGATACTCTCAATGGGTATATCTGCCGAAATCAAAAAAGTGCCGAAGCTGTGCCGACTTTGGTGATAGGTCAAGTTTTCCTCTTTCCCTATGGTTATTCCCAATTCGTGAACCTCAAACCATAGGGCATCACGATTAGGAAGAGGAAACACGGGCTTCTCGTCATCGGTCATGTTGTACAGCGACAATATCCGTTCCGCTATGGGATGTAAGGGTATGAACGCCTCCACCTTTGTCTTTTTGCGGTTGATGCGGATGTACCGTCTGCCATCAGCGTTTGTTCCGATATGGTGGGGATGAAGAAGTTTGATGTCCACATACGCCAGTCCCGTCAGGGTGGAAAATATGAACGCCCGTCTTGCCAGTTCCATACGCTTGTCATACATCGGTGTGGAAAGTATCTTCTTGAACTCCTCATGGCTGATGTACCTGTGCCTTGCTTCCGGCTTTGTCTCATACTCCAAGTCCTCACAGGGATTTACACGGAGAATCTCCTTGTCTACGGCAAGATACAACAGGCGGTTCAGCCAACGCAGGCAATGGTTAGTCTGGGAAACCCCGAAGTTCTTGCATTTCTTCAAGTGGGCTTTGTAGGACTTGCCGAAATCCTCCGTCACTTCTTCAAGGGGAATGTCCTTTTTACCGATGGACGTAAGAAAATCCGTCAAGTACTTCTGATAATACATTGAACTTCGATAGGAAGAAGTCGAGTCTATTTCCTCGGAATGCTTCTTCAACCGTTCACGTTCCCATTCTCCCATCTGTAGAAGAGTGGTCGGATGGATGTTGTTCAAGGATATGTGGTTCTTCAAAATCTCGGCACTGACCACGCCTTGCGATTTCAGTATTTCATTGTAGGCTTCCTCTGTCAGTCGTAAATATTCTCGTAAGCGGTTATTTTCCCTTACGGATTTAATCTCGTTTTTCTTGCTGTTCCATTCTTCCGGTCGGCAATAAATCCCCGTACTGATGGCAGTCTGTTTGCCGTCAATGGTTATGCGGCAGAGTATGGCGGTCGTACCGTCAGCCTTTACTTTGCTGCGGTTAATGTAGGGTAAAAGTGAAAATGTACTTCGCATATCGTTTCCTGTATTAAAGAATTAATTGAAAATCTTTGGTGGCTTCTATGAACTTGTCCATGTCCTCGAAAAGTTTCTTCGGGCTGACACGGGCATAGACCTGTGTCGTGGAAATGTCGGAATGCCCCAGCATCCTGCTGATGGTTTCTATCGGCACGCCTGCTTCAAGCGTAATCAGCGAGGCGAAGCTGTGCCTCGCCTGATGATAGCACAAATCATCCTTGATGCCTGCCAGTGCCGCCAACGCTTTCATGTGTCGTCTGAGATTTGACCAATGCAGCAAAGGGAACAGGGTGTCCCTATCCTCACTATGATATTTTTCAATCAGCGCAATCGCTTCCGGTAACAGTTTCACACTGGCACGAAGTTCGTTTTTCTTTCTTCGATACTTCAACCACAAAGCACCGTCCTCATCCGTATATAGGTTCTCGTGGGTAATCGAGACAACATCCGCATAACAGACCCCGGTGTAGCACCCGAAGAGAAACATATCCCTTGCCAGTATATGGGATTTGCGGTAAGCGGGTATTTCCACATCACGGATTTTCTCAAACGATTCACGACTCAATGCCCGTGGTGTCGTTTCCGTCTTCTTTGGTAAGGTAAAATGCTGGAAGTGGATTCTGTCGGCATATCCCTCCTTATACGCCAGACGGCATATCTTCTTCAGGATGGCAAGATGGTGGCGGACGGTATCAATCGCATAACCCTTATTACCGGTGGCAAATGCCTGATAGTCGTGGATGAACTGCTCTGTCAGTTGTCCAAATGCCAAATCTTTCACCTTATACTTGGTCTCGATGAACTCCCCGATTGTCAGGCGCATATAGTGATAACCGGGATAAGTCCCTTTTGCCCTGTCTATGCCGATACGGGCTTTGAGGTCATCGCAGACGACATCCGTCATTCGCATGAGCGTCATTTGTGTTTCCATGCTGCCCTGAAAAAGGTCTTTCACATCGGTGGCATCGAAATCAATCTTGCGCTCCACAAGATTGTCGAATGCCGTGTTTACCGCCAACAGTAACTTTTCAATCTTGGCATTTGTTTCCACCGCTTCCTTGCTCTTGCCGTTCAGACGGCTTTCACGTGGATTCCATAATTCGGGAGTGCAGGACAGTTTGCATCCGAACTGTGCCATTGTCCTGTTTATCGTGATGCGTCCCATGATGGGAGCTTTTCCCGACTTGTCCGGTCCGCTCTTTTTGAGGTAGAGCAATACCTTGAATTTTTCTACTTTCATACGCTTATATTTTTTTAGTGCAAAGTTACTTGCCATATAAGCGCTCTTTGATACGCAAAACACTGTGTATGAGCGCAAACAAAACGGTGAGGTTTTCTTTTCATCGCTTTGTGTTACCTATTCCCGTTTCGGTAACTACCCGGCTAACGGTTTGGTAACTGAACAACCTCAATATTCCGTTGTCGTTTGCATTTTCCACATTTTGCAGAATACAGAAATACAGCTCATTTCAAACGACTTACGTTTAATCTTTACCTGTTCATTATTGCTTGCTTCGCCTTGTATATTCCACATGAGTCGGCATACAGCAGCAACATTGAATCTTAGTTTAGGTGTACCGATAGAAACAGTTAGTAAGCTATTAGGACATACTAAGATTAGTACAACTCAAATTTATGCAAAAGTTATTGACGCAAATAAAAAGGCTGCTGTTCATAAGCAAGACGGCGTATTTGATTGATCCTTAGTAAATAGAATAATAAGTATCTTAAACTAATCGTACGATATGGGTATACAAGAAAGACCATTTGAAAATATTATAAGCATGAATAACTCATTATCAGGTGATCCTATTAATGAGTTAATAACACTAAATAAATTAGAGAGAAGTATTTATAGTGAAGGTCGAAAATTGGAAACTATTATCTTGTTATCTGGTATGACACCAAAAGATAGATGGATATACATTTCTCTTATTCTTGATGATTTGTTATATCAATATGATATCTCTTGTAGAAAGGTTAGAGGAATGAATGCTAATACTTTGTTATATAAAAGAGCTCTATTATTGAAGAAAGCAATCGTGGAAGTGATGGAAGTAACAAGCACACGATTAAAAATAGCATTTGATACTGGTTATATAAAAGAAAGAGAAGAAGGATATGCTACAACGGGGGCTGCCAGATGGGATGATTCAACCGATAAAAAATTAGATTTAGATATAGTAGAAAGCATGCGGTATTTTAATGATTTAATTTCGGGGAAGATTGATAGATATTTGGAAAATTGCAAAAGTCGGTTTACGAAAAAATATGACGATGATAAATTAAAAGCTATCTGGCTTCATTTGAAAGAGGAAAATTATATTAATAGTAATACAAGTTTAGATACGTTTCTTTATTTATTTGGGAATATCGATAATGTGCCTGAGCACTTTTATATTGAATGGTTAGCTTCATTGAAGGAATTGCATGTTCTTATAGATGTGTTTTGGAAGTCAGAGCGAAATAGGTGGAAAAAGGCAAGTGAAATATTTTTATATGGTGATAAATTTTTGAACTATAGAAGCTTAACTACTGCTGTCAGTAAGGAAGATGATATTGAAAATATAGAAAAAAAATTTGCATGTTGGTTAAAAGAGAAGTGACACTCTTTAGGTGATAGTAGGTGATTTTGGGTGATACTTTTTATTATCACCCTTTTTAGTTGTTTTTTAATATGATCTTTGTTGTGTCAATACTGAGTAGGTACATATTGACAATATGTGAATATGCTGAATCTACCTACATTCAGCATTAAGATATGATAATTAAAAATAAAAAAAAATGGAGTCGATTAAAAATATCTTAAAAAGAATAGAGTGTAATACTCTACTTGCGACAAAGACAGTACTAACTGTTGATGATGTAGCAACTCTTACTGGCTTAAGTAAGAGTCATATATACAAGCTTACATATAGTCATCAGATACCTCATTACAAACCATCTGGAAAGCAAGTCTATTTTGATCGCTCGGAGATTGAGGAGTGGCTTAAACGAAATCGTGTTGATTCGGTAGAAGAGATAGAGCAAGCCGCCATTAATCATGTTGTAATGAATAAAAAAGGAAGGGGGAGAGTATGAAAGATGAGATAGCTTCTAAAATCTATGTCAATCTATCAAGGTGTGAGAAAGGACATGATTCATGTACTGAATATAGTAGTATGTTGCATGATATGGTACATGGTCATATGTTATATGATACGGTTGACTTTGTTCTTAATCAGAAAGATGTTCCAGAAATAGATTTGTTAGCGGAAGTGTCGCCATATTTGATGAATAGAAGTGATTGTATTGGTAATGATGGCCTCCCTTATGTACGTGGGAAATATAAGGGGTATAATGTGTATGTAAATACTCATATTCTAAAAATCAATGCTTGTAGCTTATGTAAATATTACTACGGTATCAACATGCACGATTTCCCTTTAGAGGACGTACGGAAAGCCATTGAGAGGATAGGAGAGGATTTAAACATCCCTATGGATAAGGTCATTGTGACTAGACTGGATTTAGCAATGGATTTGGAGTTACAGCGGTCTCCAATAGAATATTTCAATCGGATGTTAGATTTACCTTATTTTAGGTGTCATTCATATTCTACAGGAATTACGTTTCAAACAGCAGAGAAAGAACTTTTGTTTTACGATAAAGGAAAGGAACAGGGGAGTAATAATAAGAATATAGCTCGATGCGAGTTTCGGATAAAGAAAGTTAGGAGGTGCTTTGGGGGATCGGTTACTGCGTCAATGTTATATGATCCTAGCTTTTGGAATGATTTGCTGGATCGGTTCTTATCTTGTTATTCCAAAGTCAAGGTGAGTAAAGAGTCTTTACCGCTTGATAAGATAAATGGGATAAAGATTTTGAAAGATTGTGCCTTATGTGATTATGTTAATCGTAATGGATTTGATCCGTTGAGGTCTGGATTTAAGGCTCGTGTACGTGATGGAGAATTAGCGCAAAGAGCCTGCAAGTCTATTATAGAAAAGATCAAGAAGTGTTGTTTCTCTTCTCAAGGAAAAGACGTTGGCCCAGAGATAGAAGAATTTGATGTGAAATTCAGGTCATTTTTGAAGTTAAAGAGATTTGATTAAATATCATTGTTTTGCCCATATTTGAGGCTTACAACGTATTTAGGCTTAGTTTTTTCCTAATAAAATGTAGGAAATAATACCCTTGTCGGGGATCTGTCAAATAAATTTAGAGAGGTGGGGGATATTTCCGGGGAGGTGGTATCTCTCGCTTCTTTTGTTTTTAGAGGATATTGTTCTGTAAATGATTTTCCAAAAAAGAATCACGATAAAACGGAATTTAGAAAATGTTCGTTATATTTGCGTGAGGTAATCACTAAAAGATGAAACAACAGATAATTAATAAGCTAAGAGGCTTTTTCTCTTTGCAACCAATAGAGAAAGCATGGGTGTTTGGTTCCTGTTCACGTGGAGAGGAGACGAAGGATAGCGATATTGATATTCTGGTTCGTTTTGACTCCCACGCTCGTATTACATTATTCAAGTATGCGGGTATGGTGGAAGCTCTAAGCCAATTGTTGCATCGTAAGGTTGATTTGGTGGAGGAAGGACAATTGAAGGATTTCGCCGTTTCTTCTGTAGATCGGGATAAAATATTGGTATATGAGAGAGAAGCCTAAAGATAATACACGTCTACGGCATATGCTGGAGGCGATAAATAATATCATTGAGTTCACGACAGATGTGACTTTTGAGGAGTATTCCAGAAACAAGATATTGCGTTTTGCTGTCATCAAGAATTTGGAGATTGTAGGGGAGGCTGCTTATTTGATTACAAAGGAATTTCGGGAGGAACATCAAGAGATCGCATGGAATGAGGTCATAGGCATGCGCCATGTGTTAGTGCATGGGTATTATCAGATTCGGGATGAGATAGTGTGGGGAACCATTCAAACAGATTTATTTCCGCTTAAGGATAAGATAGAACGGTTGCTCTGTAAATAACTCAATGTATTGTTTTAGAAAATAACCCTTTATTGGGGGGTATATCAAATAAATTTAGAGAGGTGGGGGATATTTCCGAGGAGGTGGTATCTTTCGCCTCTCTCATTTTTAATGCGATCACTATCAATAAAGTACCTATCTAATGCTCTTAGGTAGATAACTATTGATAGTATCTGTTGATGTTTTTAAGTCCGTTTTAGGTTATATAATTCTGTTTCTGAGTTTTGTCTTTTTCTAAAATGCGCCGTGAATGGCTGTGATAAAATTATCATTGGAGGCATAAACAATATTAAAATTTTTCCTGAAAACGTTACCTATTTGTTCAATTAAATTGTATTTTTGTATAGTTCTCAATAGCACCACGCCGATCAGGGTGGTGCGGGAACTGACATAAATTAGAAAAGGCGTTTACTTTACGCTTTGGTTTTGACGTTCTAAGAATCTCGCAAATTCTCAACTATCTGTCAAAAACAAAGCAACGGTGGATGTCCTCAAGGGTGTATTATATAGCCCTCATTGTACCTTGTGTAGCCATTGGTGTATCCATAAGGGAACTGGGTGTATCATATATATTCACATCGGCGTGGGGCTTTCGGCGTTGCTCGTTTCGACAGATAGGGCAATGCGAGAGCCTTTAGAGCGTGGAACGAGTGACAAGGTACGGTTCCCACGCTTTTTTGTTTGTTAATCTTTCCATAGGGGAGCAGGAAGACAAATATTCAATCTCCATCATGATAACACAAAACGATTTAAAGAATGCTCACCCTAAAAAAGATAGAGAAGATTTAAGTCTCCTTCCCATAAGAGAAGCGACCATAACTTACCTTGAAAGAGTATCTATTTCTGAATATAATCAAACATGGGATGAAAATTTTACCTATGATCCTTTTTCGTACTCGTACAATACTCGTAATACCAAATTTTATGTGCTAAAACGTAAAAAAATATATTTTGGAGTATTAGAATCGCCAGATAATTATACCGCCACTTATGTATTTTTATTATTATCTGAAAATGAGTTTGAAAATCAAATTCAAATAATTAAAAATGATATAAGAGATATATATACAACACGAAATGGAATAAAAAACAAATTTTATATTAACAATAATAAGATAGAAACTTATAGTTTGAAAGATAAACCCTATTATCTAGGTAATATATCTCATGTGAATTTCCATTATTGGCATAAAAAATTACATGATATTATAATGCCAATTGCAAAACAAATGTCAAACAGAAGATTCAGATTTGGAGGATTAAGAAAATCAAAAATAAGTATTCTATACAATAAGAGTCTATCTCAAATATCAAATATATTGAACATTGAAACTTTATTGCTAATAAAACTATTAAAAAGAAAAAGCCCGTATTTAAATATAACAGAGTCATACATAATGAGCGATTATGAAGCAGAAATATATAAGGACTTTTTCATAAAATTACTTCGCAAAAAAAACAAATAAGGGGAACACTAGTCCCCTGTAATACATATAACATTGTCGAACATCAAATTACAATATTCAATTATGCCAACAATATCCCTTATAGAAGAACTTCCTAAAATCGTAAAAGAAGGAAGACAAGAAGCGCAACGTATCTTAGAACGTTTGAGCAGCAACACCCATATCGGATTACAAACAAATGAATTGGTTCTTCCCGCCAAAGACACTTCCGGATTATGGAAAGGAAAAAACGAACAAGTGATAAACAAAGAATGGATGAATCGCCTCATCTATGGAGATAACTTATTGGTGATGCAAGCTCTGTTAGCTGGAGATGAAACGACCGGATTACCTTCGCTTCGGGGAAAGGTGGATTTGATTTACATTGATCCTCCTTTTGATAGCAAAGCGGATTATCGGACAAAGATTAATTTGCCGGGTGTTGATATTGAGCAAAAGCCTACGGTAATTGAGCAATTTGCTTATTCGGATACATGGCAGGATGGGACGGTTTCTTATTTAAAGATGCTTTATCCAAGGTTGGTGTTGATGCGGGAGTTGCTTTCGGAGAAAGGAAGTATTTATGTGCATATTGATTGGCATATAGGGGCGTATTTAAAAGTTATAATGGATGATGTATTGGGTAAAGAGAATTTTAAAAATGAAATTATTTGGAAAAGTGCAGTTGGAGATACATCAAATAAAAATAAGAAATATATAAAATCTCACGATACTATTTTCTTTTATAACAAAATACAAGGTATTCAAGTATGGAATGATATATTTCAAGAGTATTCAGAAAAAAACAAAAATGCGTATCGTTATGAAGATGAAAAAGGGACTTACAGATTTGTTCCTATTGATAATCCAGGTGGAGGTGGATACATATACGATTTAGGATATGGAGAAAATATTCCGACAAATGGATATCGAATGCCCAAAGAAACAGCCTTAAAGTGGATTGAATCAGGAGAATTAATAGTTGAAAAGGGAAAATGTCCTAAACGCAAACTATATCAAAAAACAGACGGACTTCGCTGTACTGATATTTGGACAGACATCAATCATGAAAGAGGTTTAGTATACGCCACCCAAAAACCCGAAAAACTTCTCGAACGCATCATCAAAGCCAGCAGCGACGAAGGTGATCTCGTTTGCGACTTCTTCGGTGGAAGTGGAACAACCGCTGCCGTTGCCGAACGTTTAGGCCGTCGTTGGATTACTACGGATATTGGCAAACCGGCAACCTTGGTGATGCGTAAACGCTTTATCGACCAAGAGGTAAAACCATTCCTTTATCAAGCTATCGGCGATTATCAAAAAGAGGCTTTCCAAAACAATAAACAATACAAACGTATTGGAGATTTGAGCCAGATCATCATGCAACTGTATGGTGCCATCCCTTTCACCCAAGAACAGCTGAATGATCGGAACTGGGGATATATCAAGAACGGACGGACTTTGGTACTGGTAGATAGTCCTAATAAAGTAACCGGAGCCGCCACAATCCGCCGAGCATACGAAGCCAAAAAGAACCTGTTGGGAGGTGGATGGAACAAGGTGGTCGTATTAGCTTGGAACTTTGCTTTTGACATTTCTGCGGCTATCCAACAATACAAGGAGGATGTTGAGGTCTTGGTGATTCCACCAGACCTGTTGGACAAACTCTCCAAGAAAGGATATGACAAACTGATAAGGGAAGGCTCTGTCCGTTTCAGCAGTTATCAATATCTATTGGTAAAACCTATTCAGACAGAACCGCATTACGGTGAACAGGACAAACTAACAATCGAATTGGATAATTATGTGCTTCTTTCACCCGACAATATCCCGTTGGATGATAAAGATAAAGCCAAATTGCAACAGGTATTGGAGAAAGATCCGCTTGCTTTGATCGAGTATTGGAGCATCGATCCGGATTACGACGGCATCACATTCCGCAGCCAATGGCAAGACTATCGGGAAAACACGGACAATGATAGCGATCCACTTCATTGTATCTATACAGCTACATTAATCACTCCTCGAAAAGCAGAACGGACGGTTTGCGTGAAAGCGGTCGATGTATTCGGCTTTGAGAGCATGGTAACAGAGACTATTCATTCTTAAAAACGACACACAACATGAGAAACGATATATCCTTGGAATTGGCAAGCCGGTTAACGGAACAAGTCAAAACAGCCTTTGAAAACGGCAGTTTATTAGATGCCGTTACCCCGGTAACACAAGATTTGCTGAAGTTTTGGTTCATGGGGCCTTATACGGAAGAACGCTCCAAGAACTTTCATGAAGGACAAAAACAAAGTATTCTAAACATCATTTATCTGCATGAAGTTTTACAAGTGACAACCGTAGAAGAAATATACCGGCAAGTTGCGCCGGATCTATTAGCCGAATGTAATCTAAGTGATTTGGCTAAAGAAAAATATCGTATTCCCAAATATGCCGTAAAGATGGCAACCGGAACAGGTAAGACATGGGTCATGCACGCTTTACTTTTATGGCAACTCCTTAACGCACGACATGAAGAACAAGAAGAACGAAGCGGACGCTACACCCAAAACTTCCTGATCGTAGCTCCTGGCCTGATTGTTTATGATCGGCTAAAGGATGCCTATTGTGGACGCCTGAAAGAGAACTGCACGGAAAGAGATCCTTTCACGAATGACCTTTATTTGCATAAAGACCTTTTTATACCTCCGGCTTATCGGGACGAAGTATTCTCTTTTATACAAAACAATGTTGTCACCAAAGAAGAGGGAATCGGACGAAAAATAACCGGAAACGGACTGATCGCCTTAACCAACTGGCATCTGTTCTTGTCTGATGAAGAGAAAGAGAATATGGACTCAGATTCCGCTCCCTCTATTATAAGAGATTTATTGCCTATTACACCAGGGCTGAGTGGTGGTAATGTCTTAGAGGCACTGGATAGGAAATATCTACGAGGAAGCGAATTGGACTATCTATCCGAACTATCGGACTTAATGGTAATCAATGACGAAGCCCATCATATCCATGAGAATAAAAAGCAAGGAGAAATAGAAGAGGTTGAATGGCAAAAAGGATTGAATAAGATTGCCCACAACAAAGGAGGTCACTTCATCCAAATCGACTTCTCAGCTACACCCTACGATACGGTCGGTTCCGGGAAGAAAAAGATGAAATGTTATTTCCCGCATATTATATCCGACTTTGATTTAAGCCAAGCGATGAAAAGCGGATTGGTTAAGACCTTGTTGTTGGATCGCCGACAAGAATTGACAGATCTTGCCAATCTGGATTATAACGCTTTACGTGATGAACGAAAAAAAGTGATTGGATTGAGCGACGGACAACGTTTAATGCTTCGTGCCGGATTACGAAAATTACAAATCCTTGAAGAAGGTTTTATCAAGCTGGATTCTAAGAAACGACCGAAGATGATGGTGATTTGTGAGGATACCTATGTCACCCCGTTTGTCGAATCATTCCTAAAAGAAGAGGGATTAGCCGAAAAGGATGTTCTCCGTATTGACAGCAACGCTAAAGGCGAAGTAAAAGAAAAAGATTGGATGCAAGTCAAAGAACGATTGTTCAATATCGATAAATATGAATCACCCAAAGTCATCGTCTCCGTGTTGATGCTTCGGGAAGGTTTCGATGTCAACAATATATGTGTCATCGTACCGTTACGATCTACGCAATCCGCTATTTTGTTGGAACAAACCGTAGGGCGTGGTCTTCGTTTGATGTGGAGAGAGCCTGAATATTCAGAAGAAAAAAGGGAAAACCGATTGCAAGTATTGGTTAAAAAGAAAGCACCTAAATCTTATATCGATATGCTTTCCATCATTGAACATCCGGCCTTTCTTGATTTCTACAATGATTTGATGAACGAAGAGCTTGCCGGTATAGACGAAGGTGATTTGCCGGATGGCTCCAATGTAACCGGTGATATTATAAAGGTAGGGTTAAAAGACAATTATCAAGACTATGATTTATTCTGGCCTCTTATTATCAAAGAGCAAGAGGAGGAGATACATCCTTCAGAAATAGATATAAACAGACTCGCACCTTTTACAGACTTTTCGTATGAACAACTAAAAGAAATTTTGGCGAAACCCGGTGAATCCTTTATCTCGCATGACGTCTTAGTCGGTACTCAATTCGGCAAATATGAGGTAAACGCAGACTTATGCAATGCACAAAGTTACAATGAATACTTGCAAAAGGTATTACGCATCGTCACAACACGCTTCGACAAGGTAGGAAGGAGCAAGCCTAAGGAACTACCTACATTGCAAATTAATCAGCAAGAAATCATACGGGTCATCGACCGATATATCCGAACCAAGTTATTTTCACGTTCATTCAATCCGTTCGAGAATTATAATTGGAAGATTTTACTACACAATGAGGGAGTCGCGACCCAGCATATTGTAAGAGAGATCAGTAAGGCGATCTATTATATGCAAGAACAGATAGATATAACAGATGCAATAGTTGAGAAGATTTATTTTTCTTCCATACCTACACTACGTATACGAGAAAGTTTTTCACTTGATTTGGAAAAGATTATCTATGAAAAAGTGGGCTACCCTTCCAATAAAGGAGGTTTCGAGAAAGCTTTCCTAGAATTTTTGGATGCCGACTCGGAAGTGAACTGCTTTATCAAAATAAATGAGAATCAACATAGCTTCGCATCAATCCATTATATCCGGCAGGACGGTCTATTGGCCACCTATCATCCGGACTTTATGGTATGTACATCACAACACATCTATATTATAGAAACGAAAGGGCAAGACAAGATTTTCGACAAAAATGTCCGACAAAAACAATTGGCAACTCTTGAATGGTGTAATAAGATTAATCAACTGAGAGCCCAATATAGAATGAACCGACAGTGGCTTTATATATTGTTAAGTGAAAATGATTTTTATAGTCTAAAACGGAACGGTGCCACGCTTATTGAAATCTGCAATTTGAATAAGGTCTCAGAGAGTGTGGCAACAGGTAATTTGTTTTGAAGGGAGTTGGAGATATCATGATTTTAGTATATGGCCTTATATTATTGGATTGGGGGTGGTAACATAAGGCCGAGGTAAATCGGAGGATTTGTACTTATTTTGTGGTAATAAAAACAGGTGAAGAAAAAGAGTTGATAACGGATATTAGTTTGGTATGAAAACAAGTAAATGCTTTGATCGTGCTTCTTGTAGCTGGGATTGTAAACCTCGGATTACGGGTTTAATACATGATCCGGTTGAGGAATCTGAGGCCTATTTGTCTATAGAGACGGAGTTGGAGGAAAAGCTACGATCTTACTTCTCTGATAAAAAATTTGATTCTGGTAGCTGGTTTCGTACCCCGGTCTCATGTTTCGAGTATTGGCAAGTGATGAAACGTTTTTTATGGGAGGACTATCGAATAGAGTGGAGATCCCCGGTTGAATTAAATCCTACTATATTCAAGGATGATCTTTAGGGGGTATTTGGGGTACGAATGGCTTTATTTGGCGTGGATCGGGGCGGCACCAAAGGAGGAGGCTGCGAGTGGATGCGGAAGGCGGCGGCGGGGACACCAGCCCCGTTTTCTATTGTGGTGCTTGGCGATGAGGATATGAAACATAAGCCTATTCCTTGTGAATAAGGGGTGACAACTGATAAAGGGTATTATAGATCTGTCCTATATCGTGCCTTAGAGGGCAAAAGAAACGGTCTGAATACGAGATAACACTAATTAAAAGAAAGGAGTAAGGTCGTGAATATGGTAAAAACGAGGTTTTTGATCTTCTATTCGATAGTGTGTACTATGGTATTAAATAAGTTGTTCCTAATTTGAGGCGTTATGGTGTTTTTGGTGTTAGCTTGTATAAGTTTGATTATCTTTGAATTATCGTTTTTTATGATCCTTGCATTCAAGACAAGGCCGGAGCGATGGACATTTAAGTCTTTTTGTCTTTGGTTGGTTTCTTTGGTCTCGTGGTGTTGTTTTCCACCATTGTACGTGTGGATTGAGCGGAAGTGGCGGCAGGCTAGTCTAAGAAGGGTGCTATTTGTGCTGTTATCCCCAGTCTCTTTTCTTTTCTTGGTGGATGCCTGTACGTTCGATCCGCATCGCTTCATCCATAGCCTTAATAGCCTGATAATAGATCTCAATGCTATTAATAGAGACTGGACAGGGATTGATACGCTGTTATCTCTAATCTCTCTTATTTACTTAGTATATATCTGTTCATTGGTATGTAAGTGCGTCAATAAGCCTTTCTATAACCGAAGAGATCTTTCAAGCAAGGTAGGGATAGGGGCAGCATACAAGATTGTAAATTCTCATGGCCGAAATGGGGATACGGATGAGGTTGACATTTGGTTTGATTCGGGTTGTGAAACGGAGAGTTCCAACAAAGGATGAAGACGAATCCCCCGGCTCATTGGAGTATATCGGAAGATGGTGATTTCCCATTCGATGAGAATTAGATGATGGAATTTACTTCTTTATGGATATAGATCCTAGAGAGAATAAGGCATATATGTGATATGGAGGGACTTCGATAATTGGAGTCGGAATGATTTTCGCCATACAAGATCCTTGGTGGTAGGTCGAAAATGAAACAAGTTACCGATGATAAATCGAGTTTTTTTGCAATCTTTGTGTTAAAGAATTTATGTATAGAGAGAAGTTAGCCATGATGAAAAATACTTACAGAACTATCTATGGAGCGATTGCTGGTGATATTATAGGTTCGATGTATGAGTTTCGTTCTGTCAAGAGCAAAGACTTCGAGTTGTTTCCGTATGGTGTCTGTTTTACAGACGATACGGTGATGACATTAGCTATCGCACGATGGCTAATGGAGGATGTCACCCGCTCAGAATACACGCTTGTAGACACTATGTGTGAATTTGGCAACCGTTATCCGGCTGTTGGCTACGGTGGCCTTTTCTGTAATTGGTTATGTAATGATCCAACCCCCTATAACTCATGGGGGAATGGTTCCGCTATGCGTGTTAGTGCGGTAGGTCTTGTTGCTAAGACTTTGGATGAATGCTTGCGCTTAGCGAAACAAACAGCCGCAGTATCACACAATCATCCGGAAGCTATAAAGGGAGCGCAGGCTGTAGCTGCAAGTATATTCATTGCGCTACATTGGACTGGGGAAATAGACGAATTAAAAGTACACATAAGAGATTTTGTTACCAATCAGTTCGAATATAACATGAACCGTACATTGAATGAGATTCGGCCCCGATATGAATTTGATGTATCTTGCCAAGGTAGCGTGCCTGAGGCTATCATCGCATTTTTAGAAGCCGATAGTTATGAAGATGCGATAAGAAATGCCGTGTCACTCGGTGGTGACGCTGATACGCAAGGTGCTATAGCTGGCGCAATAGCGGCTTGTGTTTATCCAATTCCTGAATACATTATTAAAGAGTGCCAGAAACGTTTATCCGATGATCTGTTGAAGGTCGTCATCCGTTTTGAGGATTATCTTGACAATGAATGGCAAAATAAGATTAGTTTGCCCTGTTCGTGCTTGCAACCCAAGCGTGAAACGGTTGAGCCTGAGAAATATGTAGATATTATACGAGACAATATTGATTTGATACACAAATCAATTAAAATCGCAGTGGTGATGGTTGCATTTATATTGGTCAAAATATTATGGGTTTACTGGTCGTGTACTGATAATGGTACATGGGAGGATGAGAAGGGGGAACTCATTCAACGTCGGGATTTCCTGATCGATCGTGTAGTAACTTCACCACGTGCGTTGTTGTGTGAAATGCCAGAAGGAATTGGAACACAATTTCAAGGTGAGTGGGCGTTGTATTCTTGTTCAATGCTGGCGGCAGCCTTATTCAATATGTCGAAACTTTATCCCGAAACAAAAACAGAGAATCTAGAGAACATAGATAATCTTATTGAGATGGTACTTTCCTTTGAGTTGAGAAAATATGATGCTGAGCGTTGGGGCGAGGATCCTCTGGAAACATTGGATGGTGACAGGAGTCATATTTCATATATCAGTCATCTTGCGTGGATGATAAGCGAGTATAAGATGGCCGGAGGAAATGATAAATATAATAACTTGTTTGATGATCTTTGCGGAACTATGAATCGTCGGCTTCTTCGAAGTAAAAGTCTAAACTTACCAACATATCCAAGCGAATGTATATATGTCCCTGATATGCTTGTTGCGATTGTCGCACTGAATAATTACTCGAAATTAAACAAGGGAAAATATATTTCTACGGTACGTAAATGGGTACGAAAGGCTAAATCTGAATGGCTTGACAAAGAAACAGGCCTACTTGTCTCATTTTTGAGTGAGGATGGCATACCGTTTAAAGCCGCCCCGGTGAAAGGCTCGTATTCCGCATTAAACTGTCTATACCTCACGCAGATAGATTCAGTATTTGCAAGAGAGCAATATCATAGGCTCAAATCCCATTTTTTGCAATCAGGTTTATTGTCTGGTATACGGGAATATCATGATTATTCGTGTTGGTTGGGATTTGACATTGATGCAGGCCCGGTACTGTTCAACCTCAGTCCATCCGGAACAGCATTCGCTGTGGGGGCAGCAACATATTTCAATGACGTGAGAGTACGTAATAATTTCTTACGTACGGCGGAAATTGCAGGACATAGTGTGATGTGGAACAATACTCGACATTATTTACTAGCGGAAATAGCACTTGTTGGGGAATGTATCATGTTGGCAATGCGAACAACAACTCCATAGGAAAGAAATGGAACTTTATATGACCATGTGATTTAATTATAAGGGATAGCTGCCCTAAATAGAAATGTAAGTGTTATAGATCTATTTTATACAGAACCTTCGAGTGCAAAAGAATTGGATTGGATACGAGATTATGATAATTATAAAGAAGGAGTATGAATAAGGTAAAATAGTAGTTCTTAATTTGAGGCGTTATGATGTTTTTTTTATTAGTTAGTGTGATAGTTTGGGGTGGTGGGTTACTGGCTTTCATAATCCTTCTATTTTGGGCAAGGCCGGAGCGATGGACATTTAAGTCTTTTTGCCTTTGGTTGGCTACTTGGGTCTCATGGGGATGTTGTCCGCCTTTGTACGTGTGGATTGAGCGGAAATGGCGGCGGGCGAGTTGGAGAAGGTGTTCTTATGCGCTGTTATCCCCTATCTCTCTTATTAGCTTAATATATGTTTGCTCGTTTGTATCAGATATCGTCAATAAGCCGTATGGGAGCCGTATGGAGATCTCATACAAGGTAGGTGTAGGATTGCCAGCGTACGAGGTTATAGATCGCACCTATGGAAAAAAGTCGTTCACTTTGGACTATATTGATCGGATAGATATTAAGTTTGAACCGGGTCGTGAAACGGAGAGATTCTATTGGTGGATGAAGACGAATCCCCCGGCTCATTGGAGCATGTCGGAGGACGGTAGTTTTTACTTTAATGAGATTTCGGAAGATGGAACCTTCTTCACAATGCGTATAGATCCCCAGAAGGGTACGGCATGCATAGAATATGGAGCGTGGTAGATAACTGGGGTTCGATTGTTAGGGGGAGGCCTTGTACCTGTGGACGGCGGCGAGAGTCCTTTACCCCCCTTTGTTTTTCTTTTGGTGTTTGATTGTATAGGCTATAGTTACGTAATCGCTTAGCATCATATGTTGATTTATGTGTGTCTTTTGTATTATTGAGAATAATTTGTATCTTTGTACCAAAGAAAGCGATCATTTGAAGAATGAAGTTCTTTGATTTTGTTACCAGTTTGTTACCTATAACGGAAAATGTGTTCGCTTTCTTTTGATTTTTAATCAGTTATAAAACCATGGGGATGACCGGTTTTGACAGCGGGTAGAAGTGGTTTGTAAGCATGTAGTGCGTGGTTGGCTTGCACTTAAATCTCAGACAACGAACAATTAACTGGCGAAAATAATTACGCTCTCGCTGCTTAATCGAAGTATAGTAGATTCAAGCTTAATCCCTGCAAAAGTTGCGGGGACGTGACATCACCCGGATGCTGTGGCTCCGAAGCGTTCCGAT